ATACAAACCAAAGCACAGGGCATCCAACATGGTCGACTTACCCGAACCATTTTCCCCGACCACCAAGGTGTTCTGTGACTGATTCAGTGGAATTTCCGTCCAGTAGTTACCGGTGGAGATGAAATTCTTAAACTTGAGTGTGGTAAAGTGAATCATTGGGCAGCCGTTTCTGTGTTGACCGCTTCGATATACAGGTCCTGAAGCAGGGCCTTGAGTTTTTCAGGATCCACACCACCAGGCATGACCATCCCATCCACACATTTCCGAATGATCGTCACAGTGTCTTCTGCTTGATTGACGATCCCATGTGAAGTGTCTAGGGCATTCTCAGTGAAGTCTTCCACAATCGTCACATCGATAGGCACAGTCTTATATAGGCGATCCATGACCGTATCAAAGAGATAAGGATTCTGCTTGCGCGTCACCACCACTTTCACATAGGCATTGGCATACTTGGAAAAATCCTGCTGCTTCCAAAACTCAAAACTTTGTATTGAGTCATCGTAGGTGAACTTATGAAATAAGCGATAAGGATTTTCGATAAAGGTTAGGACCCTGGTTTCTGTGTCGAACAAGTGGAAACCACGAGGATCATTGTAGTCTGCCCAGGTGATCTCGTACTGGTTCCCTAGGTAATAGATCGTGCCATCGCTTGACTTGTGGTGAAAGTGCCCACTCAGCACCATATCAAAACGATCAAAGACATCCTTGGTCAGACCGGCCTGGCAGATATTACCGCGGTCCATTTCAAATCCAGCGATTTCCAAGTGCCCAAAGATGATCGGGGATTTCGTGGTCTTGAGATAATCTAGTGACTTCTCCAAGTTCCCGCTATTGATCCAAGGCACCAGGGACACATTGAGGGTACCATATTGCATGTCCTGGCATTCTTGGAAGATGCGGATATTCTCATACTTGCCTAGTAGTTCATCCAGCGCGTTGACATGGTTGGTATTGCGATAATAGACATCATGGTTACCCGTGAGCATGTCCATGGGCAACTTACAGTCATCGTTGATCCGATCAAAGAAGTCTTTTTGCCACTTGTACCAGATCGAGAAATTGATAAACTTGCGACGATCCACCACATCACCCAGGTGGATGATACGGTCAACCTTATGCTCTTTCAAGGCCGGGAAAAAGATGTTATCCCAGAACTTAAAAAAGAACTCATTGATATGAGGGTTATCGCCCCGCGCTCCGGCATGGGTATCATTAATCAAGGCTAGCAGCATCAGTCAATCTCCACGAGTTTGAAGGTACCGACATTGATAAGGCGGGTGATACGATAGAACCCTGGCGCCGGCTGTATTCCACGGGTGATACAGTCTTGGATATAGTTGGTATCATCCTGTAGAAGTTCGCGTGGTATAGGGTCATCATCATTGCCAGCGAATACTTGAGTATTTTTGTCATCAAACACGATAACCAATTGATCGTCTTTCATTTGTCGCCTACAAACTTCAAGGTACCATAGGTGGCACTGGCTTTGACCTTGACTTTCTTGCGGACCTTTTGGGTACGTACTTGCTCATAGGTATTGATAAAATCCGTGATGTTCTCATAGACCTGAAACGCACGGCTTGAACCCTGACCTGCGCCATCCAATTCATGCAGAGGGGATTGTTGGAGAATGCCGAGTTGCTGTGTGGCCTTGTACTTCACATACAGTTGCTTTTTTTCTTTGCTGATGCGCCGGAGGAATGCGTAGTAGATGATCTGGGTAAAATAGGCAAAGGGGTTCTTTGACTTCGCTGGATTGAAGTTGTTGACATACTGGATACAGTTTTCCACCGCATCAGAAATCATATCCTCGCGGAACGAATAGGCCATGAAGTTGGGTTTTCTGGCCAAGTGATCGGCAATCTTGAGGAAACAGGTACCAATATACTCTGAGAGTATAGGGAGTTCCTGTTTCGCCTTCTTGGCCTCCTTGACGAGTTTTCGATGTTCCAATAGCGCATTAAGCAGATCGGTGTTGTTTACATAATGAGTGGCCATACTCTCCTTAGTTCGTGATTTTAGGATTGCCCCATTCAGCATCGGAATCAAACAAGTCATACATGGCATCAGATACTTGTAATGGGGTTTTCGTGAGATGTTGGGAATGACTGTAGGCTCGCTTGAGTTGTTCATGTTGCTCAGAATAAAAGATCGCAATATCATTGATCTGATCGTTGTACTCTTTTCCAAACATCATCATTTTCTCACGCTCGGCTTGTGACCACACTTCATAGAACTCCGCCAAGGAAGGTCGGGGATTGAGGACGGCAAGAATACGGTCGGAAGCTATCGAGACACTGGTATCTGCCAAAAATTCATAAGGTACCCAGGGCTTCAAGAGAAACCCCACTCCACCATGGGCACCATGGTGCACGATCACATGGGCTGGTGCGTAGAGTGTGGTGATATCATCTTGCGCGGATCGACCGATGATTTCGGCCGAATACCTACCGGTGTCGCCGATCAACATAACATTATTGGTGAGCATGAGAAGCAAAATATTTTTCATAGTGTACAGTATAGCAGAGTTACGATGACTTGTCAAGAGATTTCGGCAGGTCGATAAAATATTGCTTGAACGTAAACTTCTCGGACTGGTAGATGCTGGAGCGTTCCACATAATGCTTGAGCAGAAAGTTCACATGCTTGCCGACGCGTAGATCATCCACGATATCGAACAGGGTCGCATGGGTCTTACCGTCAGCGGTCCTGAGTCCTCGTCCAATCGATTGCAGGTTGCGAATTCTCGATTTACTTGGCGCCGCAAAGATGACATTATGTAGATTCTTGATATTGATACCCGTGGAAAAGGTTCCGTAGGAGGCCACAATAATCGCATTATTACGGCTTTCCATGACCTTGCGGATTTCTTCCCGCGCAATCGTGTCGGTGCCACCATAGATGAAAAAGACTTCTCGGGTATCGCCTGCCTGCTTATAGAGGTCCTCAAACATCGGTTTCCCATGTTTCTCGACCAGTTGAAAGAGTACCAGGGTGTTGCCCTTGAGAGACAGGGCTAGATTGCGTACAAAGAGGGCTCTGGACTTATTCTGCACCATGGCCTCATATTCTTCGGGATAGGTGCACTTCCTCATGGCCTTGCGTACATCTTCGGGGTACTTGAGCACCAGGCACTTAATCTTGAGTTCTGACACTGTTCCGGCATCCATCAGTTGCTTGGTTGTGACCACCTGGAAGACAGGACCGAAATGCCCCTCAAGCACCAGACGATGGGTCTTGGTGCCATCGAGGGTCCCTGTGGTACCGATACGGACATCGGCATGAATGAGGTTCGACATGATATCCGTCAATGATTTGGCTTTGAATTGGTGGGCTTCGTCCCCGATCACAAAATCAAACTGCTTGAGATACTCAGGGGTCTGGCGATGCAGGCTCTGCCAGGTGGAAATGGTCAAGAAATGATGGGCCTGTTTTTCCTTTCCTGCATACAGACGGTGTATGTGGGCATCAGCATCCCAACCGTAGGTTTTGAAGTCTCCAAAGAGTTGTTCGACCAATGAGGTGGTGGGAACGATAATCACGCCTTTTTTGTGGGTCCGCTGAAGATAGCGCACAATTAGATAGATAATCAGTGATTTTCCTGAGGCCGTGGGGCTGACAATCAAGGCGCGTTTGTTGCGGATACTCTGGGCAAACGCCTCGATTTGATAGTCCCTAGAGACATGAGGGAGCCCGAGTGAGTGTGCAAAGGCTTCTGCTTCAACCAGCGAAAAGCTGTTGGTCAGGAGAATGGGATCATCGATCTCCAGAGGATAGCTACGCTCTGCTGCAAATTTCTGGAGGTAACCACAAAGACCACCAGGTAGAGTACCATCACGGCGATTGTAAAGGCGAACCTTCCCGTCCCAGAGGCCTTTGCGAAATAGAGGTGTGAACTGAAATCCTGGAATAAAGAACGAAAAATAATCTGACAGTTCCTCTCCGATAGAACTTTCGCAGGCAATTTGTATAAACGACTCATTCTTTTTACTCGCCACAAGGTGTGTCATAATATAATATCGAACTTATCCCTTCATGGGAACGGCGAACCCCTCGGTAATCATCTGTTGATTGATGCTCACGCCATTGATGGAAAGTTCACCTAACACGCGACCATACTTTTCAAATTCTTTATTCAATTTGGTCGTGACCACGAAGTCGTGATTGGTCAGGAGAGCGGCCAGATGATCCTTGGCCGGAGGCCCTTGTGGGGTCTTCATCTCAGGGGCATTGATACCGGCCAGGCGAATCTTGGCCACATAATGAATGTCAAAGCCCAGGTCGATGTCGGCTTCCACGGTATCGCCATCGAGTATGCGAATCAATTTTGCATTA